CCCCGCTGGATTGGATTTTCGACCCCCTTCCACTTTTACCAATCAAGTCAAACTGGGCGCGCCATCAAAAGTAAAATAGGGAGAGCATAAAGCCCTCCCTATATTACCAAGTAATCCAGTAATAAGAACCGCTAATAAACTGTCTACCAGAGCCAACGGTATAAGTGCCGGTTGCGCTGTCCCAGTCTCCATCGTCCGTGAATATTGTGCCGTCTGACGCTACTAAAGTAGTGTATTTAGTAGAACCATATTTGGAGGCAGTCCAGCAGGTTAATCTTGACGGTTTGAATGAAGCGCTTGTGTCATTACGAATTATGACAACATTTTGCTTTCCAACAAGCTCTGTGATGGTAAGCGAGTTATTGGTGCTACTGCCACCACTTTGACCCGCTACGCCATTAGACGTGCCTACCGTCACAGCCGGCATATTGGAAATAGCCGCTGGGAAATTAGCCGCAACAATAGTGGCACTACTCCCGCTCTTGTCACGAATAGCGTTAGCAATATCGCTAAAGAGTTCTGATAAAGTGGGCATAATTTTACCTCTTAAGTGTTAATGGGTGTGCCACTAAATGCCGCAAAGCAAAAGGCTGTCTCTTTAATAGAACCGCCCGCCGAAATTTTCGTTGTGGTTCCATTATAAACGCAGTTAAGAGCGACGATACTATTCGTATCAGAAATCGCAATCATACTGCCGCACGAATAAGTGACATTAGCCACGAGATTCAGCGGGTTTCCTGCGTAAGTCAGCAAAGTTGGATTGGACAACTGAGCGGGTGCCAAACCAGAGACGGTCAGCACTACCCTTTTGTTAATCACAATAGCCCCGCAGTTAGGCACATTGTTTTCTCTGGTAAATTCTGTCACAACATTGCCAGCAGCATCGTCCACATACTTCTTAGTAGCGGCCATCAAATCGCTCGTAGGTGCCCCATTCAGCGTAAGCGGGCCGGTCATAGTTCCACCGGACAGCATCAGCGCGCCCTTGCCTGAATTGTCATCGACATACTTCTTCGTAGCGGCCTGCAAATCGGTCGTAGGCGCAGCGTTCAGAATCAGGTTTCCCGTCATCGTACCACCGCTCTTAGGCAGCGCCCCCTCAGCAATCGTCTTGACGTTATTAACCTCGCCCTGCGTATCAGCGAGGTTTTCCGTAAGCGCCTGAATATCCGTGGTGTTCTTCGTAATCTTCGCTTCCTGCGCCTGAACCTGAGCATTCGCCGCAGCCGCCGAACTCTCCGCAGCACTCGCGCTCGCATCAGCACCGGCAATCGCGGTGTCGATATTCAGCATCGCGGTATTCACATCGCCCAGCCAAGAGGGCTTATCTCCTGCAATCCACTGAGGTAAATCGTAGTGAGAAGTCTTGTTTGTGTAACCCATAATAAGTTCTCCTTTCAATATTTCAATTCCTACTATTTCGATAGGAATTGTATAATATGGTTAATAGCTCGCATTGATAGCCGCCGTGATATTCGCCGCAATCTGGTCGTCTACATACTTCTTCGTAGCCGCCTGTAAATCACCATTCGGCGCTCCACTCAGCGTCAGCGGCCCAGTCATAGTGCCGCCGCTCTTCGGCAGACAACTTCCGAATGCCCTGAGCACATAGTTCTTACTCGTAGCGCTATGCTCCGTAGCGGGCACATCACTAACCAGCACCAGGTCCCCAGTCATTGTGCCACCGTTCAGCGGCAGTCTCGTGCCCACCTGAGCGTCCACGTATTCCTGGCTTATACCGCCGCTACCGGCATTGTCATCGACATACTTCTTCGTAGCAGCCTGCAAATCCTCAGTAGGCGCACCGCCAAGAATCAGCGGCCCAGTCATGGTAGCGCCTGACTTCTTCATATAGCTCGACAGTGTACCATTCAAGCTATTCTTATTCACGGCATCATCGCCGGTCTGCGGAGTGCCAACTCTCACCGGCACATAACTATCCTGCGTATCCGGCTTAACAAACGCAGCGGCATTTGCATTGCCAACGCCAGTAAGTCTTGCTCCGGTAGTACCAGTAGGCTGAACAACAGCGCCGACATACAAACCGTCACCGGAACTCGGCAATTCAATTTCCTGAACATTCGTCAGGGCGTGTTCATTCATATTGATATTGCCATCCATCGTACCGCCAGAAGTCGGCAGTCCACCCGCCTTAACCTTGTCCGACAGACCCTTAACCACGGTATCCACTTCCAGCATAGCGGAATTGAAATCCGTCAGCCAAGCCGGTCTATCGTCCTTAGTAAACAGCGGCAGATTATAATTAGTCGTCCCTTTACTATGGCTCAACTTTACCAGTCTCCTTTCTTCCCACGATAATCTCTTACCACGAACGCAGTCGCCCCGAATTTCTCTTCACCAATGCAAACGTGGTAGCCATGCGTGTAATGGTTAATACCGCCAATCACGCCGTGCTTCTGGCAAATTGCTTTCCACATTGTTTCCATATTCTTATGCTGTGTCAGATTATGGTCAACGTGGAAATCACAAGCCAGCCCATCAAGGTGTAAGCTGTTCGAGCTCCCGCCAATCTTTTTATTGTACTTCTCCTCTCGATACCAGCTTCCAACATTGATAGGTTTCCCGTATCTATCTCTCAATTCCTGCATCATATCCAGAAACAGGAACAATCTTTCATTGACAACGAGCTTAATCGCATTATCCGTTTTCGTATTGCAAAGCTCTTTCAACTTGAAATTCTTCCGAATCTGCGTCTCGCCATCAATAAATCTTGTAACCTCTTGCTTGAACAGGTCGAACCTTACTGTGTAAACCATTAGGCAGTCACCCCCGCCCAATCGTAATTGTAGCCAGTCACTTGCTTTGCGTCATAAGCCTGAGCAGTAAGCTGCAAGTTATCATACGCCTGAGCGGTGATACCGTTCTTTCTCACATAATCCGCAAGCTGATAGACCGCAGTGCCGATGATAGTCAACTCACCAGTTGTCACGCTATGCATCTTATGCGGGTTCAGGTAAGGCCACAGTTCCACAAGGCCGTACATATCGTACCGGAATGCTGTCAGATTCTTGTCGTCATACTCCTTAGCTGTCAACTGCAAAGCATCATACTGCCCAGCAGTCAGAGCGCCATATCGAAGCACATCATACATATCATCCAGCGCCACCTGAATCGGAACTAACCGCCCATCCACCGGAGAGATAACGAACACGTTGCTCAGGTCGGGGAACTCAGAACGTAGCTTAGCAATCTGCGCATCTGTATACGCCCTGTTGCTTGCAAGGCCACTTGTCAGAATAGCCCACATAGCACTCAGTTGCTGATTAGCCACAGCTTCCATCTCCCTGATAGCCGCGTCAAGTTCAGCCTTGAACTCGCCTAACTTCTGGTCGATGTGTTTATCCTGCGCGTCAATCTGCTCCTGCATCGCCTGTAACTTTGCGTTCTGCTCTGCGAACTGCTGCTGCATTTTCTCTTCCCAGCCGCCAAGAGCAGCGTCAATCGCCTGCTGCACATAAGTCGGAAGATTCTCTTCCAAATCATTCAGATTCTTAATCGTCTCATTCAACTTATACGTCAGCTTAGCCAGGCACTCATAGTAGCTGAGAGTTGCATCATAAGTGGCAGGAAGCACCTTACTGACATAGCAACTAAGGGGCTTGACATACCAATTAAATAGCATTTTCCTCTTCTCCTTTCTCATATTCTAATTTGCATATCTCTTCATAGAGAGACAGCGAATCGGTATATGCGGCAGGAAGCGTAGGATTTGGAATGGGGCAATCTTTGATTAACTCAACCATAGCAATCACTCCTTACCACAGATTCATGAACAGGTCAGCGAGGGAATCAATGACTTCCATATCAATGTTCAGCATAGTCTTACGATACTCTTCCAGCAATTTAGAATAGCTCGTTCCACTCTGCTTTCCTCTGACGTGTTCCACGAAGTCCTCGGTGCTGTTCACGGTGTTGGTCGTGTTGGTGGTAGTCTCATTGTTTACGGCGTTCTTGGTGTTAAGTGTTCTGGTATTGTTTGTCTCAACGTCGCTCTGATTGTTGACCTGAGTATCATCAATCTCCGCATTGGTGAGGTATGTGCCATTCTCAACATTGGTAAGAGCGCCCTGCGGAGTATCGCTGAACTTGTTCTTTCTGGTAGCCGTGTTATCATCCGTCTGTGAACTCGTGCCAGCATCGGTGACTGTGCCGGTATTCGCGCTCTCGCCGGTATTCGTAGCCGAACCAACGAGCTTACCGGTCTCGTCTTTCTGATTCTTGTGGTCACGGGTAACGTCGAAATCATACAGAGGATTAAATTCCAGCGTCTCGCTCTTATACCTCTGATTGAAATACGGCATGATTTCATTCATTTTGGTGTCGAGCTTGAGCTGCCACAGGCCGTAAGTTTCCAGTCCAATTTCTCTTGTATAGTAGTGCTTGAGAATTTTCTTCTCCAACACACTCCGATAGCTCTCATCGAACATTGGGAAATCAAACGAGAAAATTTTTGGCGCGGCCTGTTCGATAATCCAATTCACTTGGTCATATCCTTGGCTTTCCGTCTGCCCCGCGAGCGATTCACAGATAAAGCGAAGTTCCGTTGTGTACTTACTCATCGACCTCTTCCTCGCTTTCCTTATTCTCTGCGTCGATTTCCTCGGTGTCCATAATCTGGTAGTCCTGCGAATACTCGACGGAGATATTCAGCCCGAACATCTTATTGATTTGCTCACAAGCCATCTGTCGCATTTTCAGTCGGCTATATCGGCTTGCTACCGTAGCACCCTGAGCCTGAGCGGCTTCCTGCTGAACCAGTCGTTCGGCCTTATGCTGAATCGCCGAGATTCCAAGTCGTTCCAGAGCTTCATTCCAAATCTTCGTGCGAAGCTCATAGATTCTATCAGCCGTAAACTCAGCACCAGTCGTAAGAACCTGTAAGCCGTTTGGAGAAAGGTTCTTGTCGCCGAAAATAACAGGAGCGTTGCCGTCATACTCCTTATAGAGATTGAGCATGGTGAGTCGCTGGTTTTCCTCGCACTTAATGAGAATAGGCGTTTTCTGCGAGCGGGCGTTTATATCAATCGTCCGGTCTAAATCCCACAAGCGCTGGGCATAGAACTCCATTTCATACATGGTCGGCAGTCGAAGATAGTTATTATAAATGATAACACTATTATCCTCTGTCAGATTCCATTGAGCACCTGTAATGGCATACGCACGTCTGCCCTTGGGTATAGCGTACACATTAAACGGAGCGGAAGCAGCCACGTTGAGAGCGAGATAGCCGAGAGGATTCTCGGCGGGCATACCGTCATAGAAGAACACCGCCTGTCCCTTGGCATAAAGGGTAAGCTCAAGGTATCGCTGGTCAATCGTGTCGGGGAGGTTTTTCCACTCAAACATGGAAGTAGCGAGTTCCGTAAGGCGATTATAGTACATAAGGAACGTTCTGTCGTTGCTACAAGCGCTCTGCCAGAACTCGCGGTTATTGCGTTTTCTTGCCATTTATTCACCACCTTACGGAAGAACATGATTGTCCTGAATTAGTGTGTCATACTTGCCAATCTCATTGAGATTAACCCACCACCGAATACCGGCATTATACAGGTCACAGATTTTACGCTCGTCATCGGCAGGAATAGAGCCGTTAATGGTGCAGTTCTGCGTCTTGCAATATGTCCAATGCTTTCGGTTATGTCTCGGCGGGGCTTTCGTAGACTTATCCGCATAGCCATATAGGCTAAAAAAGTTGTCCAGCTTTTGGGCGTACTCTTTTGTGATTCGGAAGTTGAAAAACTGAAATGTACCAACCTTGAAATCAATCGGAATCTGCTTCGAGCCGGAAACGCCCATTGTGCTATTCGGCATATTCTGCGCCTTGAAGTTTTCAGAAAGCGAGGAGACAACGCCGCCAACACCACTAACCACACCACCCGCAACATTTCCGGCAATAGCGCTCATAGCTCCTCCGACAAGTGAACTCAGAGCATTGCCTAAAACATTCAGTATTGACGTGCCACCGCCAAGACCGGTGGAGGTGTTAACATTAGCGCCAAGGCCATCAAGCACCTGAACCACGCCAGACTGAGCAAGATAGCTGGTATAGGAATCCGTCGTAAAGGATAGCTGGCTATAAGAACCGCTTGTCATAGATTCTCGCCAGTTAAAGGTTATCTTTGCCTTGGATTCAGGCGGGTAATCTACGCCTTTTATCCATCCCTCTTTATAGTTCACGGGGATCATAAATACAGTACCGTTTGGTGTGGGGTCGCAAATCGCTTCAAACTCGCAATTATAATTCCACGCGGACGGTGTAGTGATTCTATTTCGGAAAAACTCGTAGCGATAAATGTGGCTCTCACCATTAGCATTCTGCACAAGAATCCCACGGTAAGGGTATGTAAATAGCTTTGCGTTAAACGGGAAGTATGTGCCGGTAGTTGAATCGGGGTCAGAATATGCCCCGCTATCAAACGTCACGTTTTTCAGATACATCGCATAATTCTCGCCAAATTTATAGGCGTTGTATGGCGCAATGTACACAGCGAGGATAGCCGTTGACTGGTCGCCCAGAGTTCTTGCCGCTTCTGCAATAACCGCTCTTGCGTCATTCAGGTTATCATAGGCGTTGATATAAACACCATTGAAAATGCCTGAGACGAAAATACCACGCTGGTCTTTCTCAATCGTAACTTTTCTATCGCCCTGTTCATCGGTGGTGACGGTTCCAATCCAAGGGGCGCAAATGAAGTACCCGATTTTATCAAGCTCGTCAAAGCCTGTCGGCACGGTGAAGCTGTCTTGCTGCCAAATGTATTCGCCGAGTTCAAGATTTTCCTCGACGAGATTATCGCCCGGGTCATCCGTCTCAGAATGACAACGCTCGATATAGCAGGGATTCGGAGTGTAATCAAAAGCCCATGTTTGCAGCACGTCAATTTCATAGCTTACAAGCGTTACAACTTCGCTGATATATTCAAGGTGCGTGATAAAAGCGTAAAACCACTTGTTACCAAATCGTTGATTGTTGAACATGAGATAGTTACAATCAAGCAGCAAATCCATGGGAATCTGAACTTTGATTTGGTTGCGCCCATATCGCTGATAGCTTTGATTGTTCAATATAAAACTATACTGAACACCGCTTGTCGGGTCAATCATATCAGGCTTGACATAACCATTAAACGCTGCCGCTTGGTCTGTCTTTGTTTTAGTAGCAGTATCCCAATATGCCGTATTTTCATACGTCGCTTCAAGCGGGACGCCCCTAAGAAATTTTACTATTGTGTTAGGTGCAACAGCTGACATTCCGTTTCTCCTTTCTTATAAAATTAGAGGGAGGGGAGGAGGGAACCCCTCCCTCTGTGTTCGGCACCTTTATGCAATCGTAATGGTGCAAATCGCTTTCTTCGTGGTATCGAACGTGGAAGTCGCGGTAATATTAGCCTTACTGGTAGCCGTACCTGCGGGAACGGTGACAAGACCGGAAGCCGTCACTGTAACAGCGGGATTGTCAGAAGTGTAAGTCACTTCCTGCGGCGCGAAGTTGGTGGTGGCAACGGTAGCAGTCACCTGAACCGTGCCGCCGGTAGCACCGGTGATATTCGCGGAAGTCGGGCTGACCGTCACTTTGGTAACAGTCGGCGTATCAGGGACGAACGTAATGGCGTTGGCGAACGGAGAGACGGAGAACGTCTTCCACAGGTGGAGCCAATACTGCCAGTACATACCCTCACCGATATACATTTCATCGAACTGAACGAGGTTGTCATAAACCATGAACCAGTCACGGTCAACGAGGATGGCGGGAATCTCATCCAGAGCCGCGAGCTGGTCAGCGGAAATCTCGTCATAGTTCGGGTCATCCTTGAACAGCTCGCCAAGGCGGGCAGTATCGAGAGAGCCGAAGCTGTCCACGAGAACCATGTGACCGGCGAACTCTGCCTTGTCCATGTTGAACGCAGATGCGAGAACTTCGACGTTCATTTGGGCCTCGAACTTGGAGTTGACGATGAGATACTGGTTGTCCTTATTGGTATAAGAGTGAACACCGGCGACGTTGTACTTCGTGGACATAAAGGTGAGGTCATTGGAAATACCCTTAATCGTAGAAACGATAGACTTCATGTTCGCGTCAGTAACAGCGTCAACCTGCTTGACGAACATACGCCCGTCCAGAATCTTGCGAGCGACCATGTACTTCATGACGTTGAACTCATCATAGTTCGCGGCTGTGTACATAGACTCGACAATCTTCGCAATCAGGTCGGTGATACCGTCCCAAGACAGGAACGCCTGACGGAGAGAGTTGTTCTGAATGGTGTTCTTGTAGAACTTCTTGTAGTTCAGGATGTGGAACGCAGAGCGAATGTCGGGAATGACACGCTTTGCGAACTGACTCTCGGCGACGCTGGGGTCATACTGCTGAGCCTTGGCAAGCTCCACGAAAATCTCTTCGATGTTCTCGCCGAACTCGAGCATACCTTTCTTAAAGGAAGCCCAAGGATTGTCATAGAGCTTGGAAGTCACGATAACGCGGCCAATACGGTTGACGAGGGCGTTGACAAACTCATTCTGGAGAGTGACGTTATCCATGATGATAGCGCCAATCTTGCGAACGCTGTCAGCGTCGGGGGTTGCAATTGGGACATAGTTCTGATAGTTCATGGAAGCGCTGTTGCGGATAGCGTTCAGCACGTCCACGCTGCTGTTGGTCAGAGTGACCAGAGCGGGCTTATTAGGCATAGCTTCATTCTCCTTTCAAATACATTATTTCGTAGAGAACAAGTCTTTGAAGCCGATAGACTTTGCTCTCTGTTCCGCTTCATCATTAGGATTCGGCGGCTCAGGTTCTTGCGGTACAATGGGCGCGGACATAAACCTTTCTCGATAATTTCTCGAAAGCTCGTCATAACGCCCCTGCAAGTTATCGAAGTCCGACTTGCTAACAACGTCGGCAGGCTGAGAGGATAACCCATCAAAAGTGTCTGCCATATCACGCATAAAGTTCAGGGCATCTTCGGAGTTATCATCGCCCAATCTGGAATTGATTCGCGCCATGAAATCGTCTCGGTTTAACTGCGGCATCGTGTCACTCCTTTCGTTCTGAAATTATAAAGTAAAGGCAAATTTCCTTACCCTTTATACATATTATAATATGTACTTGACAAAATGTCAAGTTGCATTTATAATATGATTAGATAGATTATGCCTTTAACTTTATTTCATTTGAGGTGCAATCATGGAAAGTGTCATTGTAGCCGGATTTGCAGCGTTCGCCAGTATTCTCGGCTCATATATGGCTAATCGGAAATCTTCGGCGCTGGTGGAATACCGGCTGTTGGAGTTGGAGAAAAAGGTCTCCGCACTCGCGTCTGACGCGAAAGAAATTTCCGAACTCCACACCAGAATTGATGTTCTGGAAGAGAGAATCAAGGTAGCCAATAATCGAATCAAGGATTTGGAAAGTGGGACGGCGAACTAAGCGGTCTGCTACCAGTAAAAGGGTGCTGGTTATCCTCGCCCTTTTCCTGTTAGTTTTCATAGTTTCCATGATTATCACGTTCTGGGTTAAAGGGGCTGTTCCTGATACTTTGATTTCCTGTGTTCTTGATGCTTCTAAGATTGAAGCTATGGCTCTCGGCGCTATCAAAATTTCTAAGGTTTGGAGAGGTGAGAAAGATGTTTGATAAAATCGTTTCTCTGTTCAATGTTTGCAGTATCATCGCTTTTGCCCTTTCTGGGGTGTTCTGCTATCTCGCCATTGTGGGGGTTATCACAGCTGAACAGTTTATGACTGTATTTAGCATGGTTATCAGCTTCTACTTTGTGACGAAGCATACAGACGAGAAGAAGTAATGGGCAACTACTACGACGGAACTAAGCTGCTGAGCTTGACCGACATTAACGGCAATCGCCCTGAGATTTATATGTGTACGACCAACCGTACCGGTGGTAAGACTACTTACTTCGGTAGACTTGTCGTCAACCGCTTCCTCGATAAGCGAGAGAAGTTTGGCCTGCTTTATCGTTACAACTATGAGCTGGATGATTGCGCGGAGAAGTTCTTCAAGGACATTGGCGAGCTGTTCTTCAACGGTTACACCATGACTTCCAAGAAGAGAGCCAAGGGAATCTATCACGAGCTTTATCTGAACGGTGAGCCGTGCGGTTATGCCGTGAGTATCAACAGCGCAGACCAAGTTAAGAAGAACTCTCATTTCTTCTCTGACGTTAAGCGCCTTATCTTCGACGAGTTCCAGAGTGAAAGCAATACCTATTGCCCGAACGAAATCAAGAAGTTCATTTCCGTTCATACCTCTATGGCCCGTGGACAAGGCGAACAGAACCGTTATCTTCCGGTCTATATGCTCTCGAACCCTGTCAGCATTATCAACCCCTACTATGTGGAGCTGGGTATCAGCTCTCGCCTTACGGATGAAACACGCTTCCTGCGTGGAGATGGTTTCGTTCTGGAACAGGGCTTTGTAGAGAGCGCCGCTGACGCGCAGAAGAGCAGCGGCTTCAATAAGGCGTTCGCTCGGAATAGTTATGTGGCTTACTCTTCGGAAAGCGTGTATCTGAACGACAATAAGGCGTTCGTTGACCGTCCGCAAGGTGTTGGCCGATATATGGCTACGTTGAAGTATAACGGCCAGACGTATGGTATTCGCGAGTTCGCGGAAGCTGGTGTTATCTATTGTGACGATAGAGCGGATGAAACATTCCCGCTGAAAATCACCGTCACGACGGACGACCACGAGCTGAATTATGTCATGCTCAAGAGGAATGATTTGTTCCTATTCAATCTCCGTTACTACTTCGAGCGTGGATGCTTCCGCTTCAAAGACCTGCGGTGCAAAGAAGCGGTTCTCAAAAGTTTATCTTATTAAGGTATCATCAGTTGTTTCACCGACCGCCATTTCAGGGTAGCACGGTTTGAATGTACCGCCTGAAAATGTATCGGTTTCGCTGACCGCTTTCGGTGTGCATCTGTTGTTGATACAATGTGCGGGATAGGGATTCGTCTCTATCCCGCACTAAATTTTAGTTTAGACTTCGGCTTTTGTATTTCGAGCAGAATAATTTAATCTTGAACGGCTCAGGCAACTCCTGAGCAGCCCCATTCGCTATACCTGTTGCTTCCATATTGTTACCTTTAATCCGGTGAATACATACCTCGCTATGTGCGCACGTTCCGCACGATTCACCAATATACAAGTTACTCTTGTCCATGCTCGTCATCCTCCGCTAAATCCATATACATGATTGCTTCTGCTACTCCGTCTCCACGCTCTTTGAAATGCGTAGCAAGAGTAGGCTGACCTTTCCTTGCGTAGTTCAAGCGCATATCACTGTAATGCTCTTCCAGCTGTTTAAGCTCTCGCTTTAAGCTATTCCACATTCTTTCATAGTTAGCCATCTAATCCATCACCACCTGTATGAAATAACATATAGTAGGCAATCGCTACTACAACACCTGACCAGAGCCAGAGAATCAATTCAGCGCTCATCGGAAGTCCCACCTTTCGCGCTTTTCTGTTACTTCTTCATGCAGCTCGTCGAGTTTATTGTCCAAGTGATTCAGCCAGAACGCGAGGACAATAAGAGCGACACACATCAAGCAGCACGTTGCTGTGAGTAATAAAATAACCATAGCTTTCTCCTTATAAAAACCACAATGCTGGGTACTCTACTTCTACAAAAGCGGTGTGGTCATCGTATGTGCGGTCAACATACCTGACAAACAGTTTTCCGTATCTGGCTTTTACGTTATCAGGTTGTCTTACCCACAAACCACAAGCGTCAACTAACACGTCGCTGAACCCCTCTTTCAGCAGTTGGTCTACCGTGTCATTTAGTGTAATTCTTTTTCTTCTCATCGCATTTCATAAGGCCCATCTACAAGAAGTATGCCGCCCATTATCCTTTTCGGTTTTAGTCTGCCTGTCGGTATTGACAAGCCCACTTTGAAATCAGTTAGTTCTCGTTTCTGGTTTATGAATTGCTCTTCCTCTTCGGTGTATTCTTTCCTTGTCTTTGTTTGTGTGATGCTGTTAATCAGCAACTCCTTGCAAGCGTCAGGCATACCGGCGCACTTCACGTTGTAGAACGGCTCTTCGATTGGTTCACAGTCCTCGTGCGTGATATGCTCGATGTACGTTTTCTGTCTTGCAAAGATTCCCTTGTCCCAACAGCTTTCCAGCTTCCAGCAGCAGAAGTTTGTTGGATGTACATTGATTCCTTTTATCTCTTCCGGTGCGATGTCGCAATGAATACTGTCGGTGTCGGCGTAGATAAACCCTCGCTTGTCTTTGCCGTGATAGTTTAGCTGCGCGGCTCGGATGGTGAAGTTGCGGGCGTAAGAGGTTATCGCCGATCCGATGGGTATATAGCCCGCTTTCTTGTTGTGTTCTTCTATCTCGATGAAGCCAAGAGATTTATCCTCTTTGACGTAAGCAACCTTGAAGCTGCTGTCTGTGCTGGACGCCATCTTACCATATAGGTTATTCAAGAAGAGCTTGGCAAGCTCTCGCATTGCGCCCTTGCTTTCCATTTTAATCTTCTTGTACTTCTCCATGTATCGATCGAATAAACCGATTTCAGTTGCGAACCAGCACCCGTCTATATACTCGGTGTCTGATAGGTCATAATGTTCAAGTAGTAGGTGGTAGTCCATCATGGTTAAAGTTAATTCTACTGTTGCTGGTACAAGGTTTCCATCTAAGTCGTAGTAGTGGTCGTAGTATTGCTTTGTTTTCGGGTCGTAAATGTCAGAGGTTTCAAGCATTTCGTTTCCGCGGTAGAGAAGATTGCCCTTGATTTGAATGAATGGCAACATACCGTCTTTGATTTTGAAGCGTGTTCGCAAGCGAATGAAATAAAAGATTTTATCATCGGTGTCTATCCACTTCGGTGGCTCGCCTATCCAGAACTGTGGCTTTCCAACCGGATAACGGTTTCCGCTTTCCGATGACATAACGGATGGATATAGACTGTTTACGTCTGCCGTTGTACCGTTGGTAAACACTTTGTTCTCTTTTCCTCTTGCTAAATAACACCATCCACCTCGATAACTTTTCTTAATCCAGTCTCCGGCTGTTGCTTGTTTATGCTGTTCTGGGTCTATTGGTATGTCGTATACGTCTGGGAAGTAGTATTCGTATTCTTCTTTACCGGTCAGCTTGGTGAACTCATCAAGGCAACAAGAGCCTATCGTGAGTTTGTTATGCCCCTCGGTGAACATTATTTCCATAGCTTCTTTTACGACGAGAACGTCATTTGCTATGTACTTTTGTTCTTCCGGTGTAATGGTGCAGCCAGCATATCGTAAGCCGGTGTATTCCATGTCGAGTTTCTGGTGCTTAGTCTTGAAGCTCTTACCGATTCGCTTGACAGAGAATGGGAGGAGCTTCAAGCTGTCGCGGAACTCGATTATGAACTTACCTACTTTAATAGTGATGGTGTACCATTGCCCTCGGTTACTGATTGAGTAGCGGAATGAGCCGGAGGGCATTTTCCATGCTGAAATCCATTGACAATCATATTCGCTGTCGCTGTTGTATTCAAGTGCCTGTTGATAGCCTTTTTCCGTTAAGAGGTAGGAGAGCCAAAATGAGCCGTCGAATTTCAAGTTGTGGTAGTAACAAATGATGTTCGTTTTAAGGGAACAGAAGTAGTCAAAGGTTTCATCTATGGAATGGAAGATTTTAACATCTTCGGTAAAGAGTTCCACGGCGGCGCTTGCCCATACCTCCGTATTTACTTGTCCCTTGTAGACGGTTGTTTCAAAGTCCCCTACAAAGTAGCGGTATGAGCGTTTAGCCACATTCTTTCATTCCCTTTCGGGTTATTTCACAAGTTCCCACGTTTCATTGCGCTCGTCTTGAATCTGTTTCAATTCGTCGTCAGAAATGAGATTGTTTTTATGCAGCAAGTGCTCAAGGTGTGTAGCCCACTCTCTTGCTACATAATCATCACTTGCAAAGATAGCGTCGTATGCCTTAGTCAAGAGATATTCGCCCTCTGGCGTTTTTAACATTTCAAGAAAAGCTCTTAGCCCTATTGTATCAATCGCACGGTCTACTGCGTTTAGCATTCCTGTAGCGTTTCTTTGATATTGTAAGTCTAAGCCCAACATTAGGCTTGAACCACCCTCTGAAACGGTGCGAAGAAGTGACATTAGATTGTTATAGCCTATTTCTTGCTCTGTGGGATATGGAGTAGCTGGTGTTTCAGGAATCAGTTCAAGTGCTGCCGCTTTTCCAGCCTTGTATTTCTTTGTGTCTTGTGCCTTTCGCGCTGCTCTCTGTTTTTCTAATGCCCTACCCTCTAAGCCCGTTAAAAGCTCTCCGGTTTCAGGGTCAACATAGGTGGCGTATTGGTATAGCTCTGAGTGCTTCTCGAATGGATTTTGAAATAGTTCTTCTGCTGATAGCTGAAATTGAAAGCCGCGCTTTTCAGCGTTCCGCATGAAGTTTTTCAGGCTTACAAGCTGCCCGGATTGCTTCGAGCGCGGGTGCGGGATATAAGGATTCTGGCCTATTTTTCGGAATTTCTCTAATTCCGGTCTTGCCTGTTGCTTTCCTTTTGCGGTGTATTCATTCGCGGCTTTTGTCGGCTTCGGGATTTTAGGGGCTTTTACCTTGGGCTGTGAGATGGTAGAGCGCTTAATGCTTGGGGCTGCTGTTGGCTCTGGTTGTGTGATTGCCCGTGCCCGAAGAAAGCCGCCGTTGATTTTTGCTATTCGCTTTATGCTTGCTGCTGTCGGGCGCTTCGGGATTGGCGGGAGAATGTTATCTCCAAATGTGTAGCCTTGCTTTTCGAGCTTTCGAGCGAGTTTTTCTACTCGCGCTCGCTCTTTATTGTACTCTGATTTAAGTGACACTGTATCACCCCTTTTAGTTACCGGAGAGGGAGTGACAAGTTCCCTCTCCGGTGCAATGAGCAGTTAGTTTAAAAGGTTACAAATGGTTACGCTGTTGGTGTTACTTGAGGGAACAGGTAATGAAACTCTTGCCCTTGTAGTTCTTGCTTTCCATGCGGTAGACCTCGATGTCGTAGCCCTCTTCACCGGCGTCTGCCATCTCGTCAACGATGCCCTTGAAAGCGGTGATGAAGCTCTCAGAGCCGGTGACGTACTTCGTGCCGTTGGTGTCAACCACGACGAACTTGACGTAATCCTTGCTGTCGGACTTCTCGTTGTGGACGGAGACTTCGGCGTAATAGTCGGGAGTTATGACGAGGTTGCCCGCGCCCTCGAACTCGGCGTTCTGAGTGGCTTCATCGAGCTGGACGGCGTTGGTCAAATCCTTGAGCTTGATTTTCTCGCGAGCGGTGAGTTCCTTGGAAGAGTAGGCGATTTTAGCTTCATATCCGGTCATTTTGATAATCTCCATTTAATTTGATTTGTTGGTTGGTTACTGGTTGTCGGCGTTCTTCTCGGGGATGACTTCGGAGTTCTCGAGGAACTTCTGAACGCTCATTCCGCGCAGCTCGGTGATTTCCTCGCAGCGGACGAGCTTGCAGACCTTGAAGTCCTCAGTCTCAATGAGCTTCTTCGCGGCCTTGATAATCTTGTCCTCGGACTCAAAGTGACCGGCAAGGTCAATGTCCTTATTCATAGGTTCTGCGTTGATGGTGTCAAGGCCAAGGATGGTTGCGCGGGTGGTGGTAAAGGTGCGGGTAATCTGGGGTGCTTTCATGTTGTTTCCCTTTCTGGTTGTGTTTTCCGTGAGGTTTGTCTCATCAGTACCGAAGTAACCGGCTCCGGTAGACAGCCCCAGCGGGCAGGGCTGTTTCGACAGTCAACGGAAAAGGTGAAGATATGGTAGGATGAATTTACCACAAAAGGGAGAGGTTTTAACACTTCCTTTCGGTAATTAAATTTCCACGCAAGCCCGCTTTGCAGATGGACTATTTGATGGTCGGCGGGTAGTCGGGGATTCTGCCCCAACATTTCGCGCAAGTGTCGGTCATGCAATCGCAGTTGTAGGGAATATCGAAAAACCAATGAGGGCAGCAGTTGCGGAGAGCGTAATGCTGGAATAATTTGTCTTGCGGGAAACGGGAGCAAAAGAGGTCGTAATAGGATTCGTTCATCGTGATGTTCCTCCGTTTGATATATTCATTGTAGCAGATTGTGGGGCTGTTGTCCAATAGGATATTCCAATAGCTGGGTATAGGTTGGGGCTATAAGTCAGGGGTGGAACGATTGTTCGATAAATCCATTTCGGCGAGAAATTCGGAATATGCGAGGTAAGCTAAACGCATATCGCTTGCTGTTAGACCGAGCGCGTGAGCAAGAATCATAACAAGGTGTTGTTTATCAAATAGCGTTACATCTTCCATATGCCCGCCAACTCGAACCGAATCGTTGCTTAAGTATTCAATTTGAATGCTGCCGGTCATTTATTCATACCTCCAATTAGGGAACTCTACGCGAGCTGCGTTGATGATACAATGGCCCTCATGAGTGCATTGCTTTGGTTCAGATTTCCCGAGTGAGTAGGTGAGAATTTCGTAATTTACGGTGATGGCGTCATCACTATAAAATGGGCAATGCTTGCAGTCAGAGGGGCAGTAAAATCCGTCTAATTTTGCGATGGCGCGGCGAGAGTTTGGCGTTAAATCGTGGTAGTCTTTTGCATTAAACATTTGATAACACCTCTTTTACATAAGCGTTTAATAGGTCATTGCATTTTTCGGGGGTATCTACTTTCTTAGCTGTGCGGTTAAATACATCGGTTAATGCGTAGGATGGGCGAATGTTGCCGAACGGACGATAGCCAGTTACAATGCACGTTTCAAAGTCAATCATGTATACATCAGCGTTCCAGCCGTAAATTCCGGAAGTAAACCATGATGGAGCCTCATATTTTAATAAGTCCTGCAAAGCGCAGTAGGGAACGGAAATAATGTTTGTAAAACTGCTGCACACATATTTGCGCGTTACATTCATTTTAGCCATGGTATTATCTCACTTTCTTATGAATGATATAATTGAGCCTATGGATATAGGCAAAATGAAAAGTAGGTATACTATAGTGAATATATCGGGATTTGACATGGCAATACCTCGACGGCGCGACGGGGCTTAAAGCCCCGCAGCGTCGATATAATATGCGTTAGCGGGCGTTTTATAACAAAGAATGAGGTTGCCATCTTCGGGGTGCATGAAAAGATACGCGCAAGTAAATACCATGGTATTATAGCTCACGACGGTGTAGCCATAGCCGTTGCGCTCCCTCATTTTATTCCGAATTCTGTTTTCAGCTTCTTGTTTCGCCGCGCTCGGCCTACTATAGCAATCATCAACCATGCGATAGCCGCGCGTATTGACGGCGTGCCGGTAGGATTCGATAAGAGCTGCATACTTCTTGTAATTGGTGGGCTTAACGTCGATACCGTTAATATACTGTTTCATGTTTCTGTTAGTCCTTTTGTTTTTGATTTTAGGCTTGCGCCTATGGAATAGGGCTTGATAGGCTCAAACCCTTTAGAAAGCCGCGCTGTTATTCTTTAATCGAAAATGTTTCTATAAGCGTTGGATTCAGCGCGTCTATAAATTGAATATCATACCAATTTGCATTGAACTCAGTTTTATATTTCACCTTAAGTCCATTCATCTTTAAAATTGTTAAAATTGCTTTATACATATCTCTAAAACTGTTATACGACTTTGCGTCGCTATCTGACATGTCAACTCTTTTTAATTGGATTAACTCGCCTTTATGACTCGCAGTTAGATTATAAATTGTTGTTCCGTGATATACACAAATAGCTGATACGGTTTTCATTTTAGTTCCCCCTTTTATTTGATTTGTATTTGGCTTTATTTTCCCCTTGCTTTATGTGCCTATTATAGCACGTACTTTAGCATTTGTAAAATAGTTTATTCCTATAACTTAATATAGTTCAAGACTATAACACGCGCGGGTTTGTTGCCCAGATTCACACGCGCTTGTTATTCTTTTAACAATGTTCGCAGTTAAGGTGCCTTAACTCATCCGGCTGTTTCGTCCTTTGCCGGTAAAATCTATACCGAGAACGCGCAACAACCGTTTGCGGTGGTGCTTTCGTTCTCAGTTTATCCGTTATGGGGGAACTGGAAGGGGGTCGAAAATCCAATCCAGCAGGG